TTCATGGACAACTCAGAACGTACTGGGCATAAAGTCAGAGTCAAGATGGTCAATTCTTCTCTAGGGCCGAAGAACCGTGTTGGGGAGTTCACTCTGGACTACGACTTCGGTATTATCAATACTCACGAAGAAGCTCTTATTCTGGGTGTGGGTCGGAAATCGATTGAAAAGCCTACCTCAATGAGCTATACGTTTGAGGGAAACAAGTGGACTGGCCAGAAGGCTTTGCTGGCTGCTCTAAAGCAAGATCCAGATCTTTGCCAAAGAGTGCTTGCAGATGTTCGTAAGCGAGAGCTAACCAACCACCGGAAGCGTCCTGATTCGGTTGAAGTGAACGAAACCTTGGTAGAAGAACAATCGGCGTAAAATGGAAAAAGAAGTAGTAGCAATAATGGAAGAAGCGGGTGTCAAATTCAAAACTGGCACCCGCTCTTTTATTATGACCTGCCCAAAGTGCAGGAAAAGGGACAAGCTGTACATTAGACGCGGCGATGGCCGCTTTGTCTGTTTCTATTGCAAAGAGATTGATAACTTTCAAGGCAGGCCAGAATACGCACTGGCAGAACTTACAAATCTTTCGTTTTCTGAAATACGCTCTCGGTTATATGGGGAACAGGTTTCAGAGGTTTCGGGAGTTTTCATTGATCTCCATCTGACAGACAAGGACTTTCTAGACGACGAAATCGTACTCTCTACAGAGGTCATTCTTCCCGAGGTCAGCTTCACTGCTGACATTATATCATTGAACAGTGAGTATAGTAAACCGGCAGTTGACTACTTACTGGGCCGTGGGGTTCCTTTTGATATAGCTCAGAAGTACGATCTTAGGTACTCTCCCAGTACCCGAAGAGTTATCTTCCCCGTCTACGATCAAAAAAGACTGTTAGGCTGGCAGGGTCGTTACATCGGTGGGGAGTCTTACGTTGACGAAGAAACACAAAAGCTTGTAACTATTCCTAAAGCACTGACTAGTTTGGGGTTAAAAAAAGACCAAGCGCTTATGTTCAGGAACAACCTGATCGGCAGCGATCACTGTGTGCTCACAGAAGGTCCTATTGATGGTATAAAGGCCGACTTGTGCGGCGGCAACGTAGCGACAATGGGTAAGGCCGTTTCTAGGACTCAGATTGATATTATCAAAAACTCAGGAGTACGCAAGGTCTATATTGCTTTGGACGCAGATGCAACCAGAGAAGTGGCCAAGCTGGTTGAGCAATTCAGAGATCTAGAAATCTTTGATATGAGAGTTAAAGAGGGCGACCTTGGGGCTATGACTTTTGAGGAAGTACACAAACTTTTCAAAGCCTGTGAAAGGTTCAGTAACAATAAGATTTTTCTTTACATTAAAAAGGACTGGTAATCGATGGAACTGACGCAAGAATCACTACCATTCAACGAGACCAAACAGCACGGCCTACTTGGGCACCTGTTGACTAACAAAAACTTTTACCACCAGTGCCGTGACAAAATCAAGAAGAACTGGTTTAGCAATCCATGGGCCGGGGAAGTCTGGGGGCTGTATTTAAAGTGGACCAAAGACAACGATCCTAGTTTGGCAAAGATGCCTACCAAAGAAGACGTTACCTTTTCCTTGGACTTTCAAGGCAAAGATGTAGCAAATCGCACAAAATGCTTAGCCGCGATTGAGATAGCTCTGACCAAAAAGGTTGATTTCGACCTAGAAGCAATGGTCAACGAGTTGTCGATGTGGCTAAAATGCCGTATCTATCTTGAGTCTGTAACAAAATCTTCAGAACTGTTCAACGCCAAGAAGATCAGCCAAGCCTATGACGTACTTGAGCAAACTGTTAGATCATACCAAGACGTAAAGTTCTTTGAAGAAGATGAAGTTGACTTTACTAACTGGCAGAACCATTTTTCAGGTGTAGAGACAGAAAAGCTCGGAGCCCTGACTACAGGGCTGGATGTACTGGACAAGATAATTGATCCTACGTGTGCCAAGGGGAGCCTTCTGAAGGGCGATACGACGGTAGTGATGGCTTCTACCAACGTTGGCAAGACAAGCTTTCTAGTAACCACGGCTATTGCTAACGTAAAAGAGTTCAAAAAGGTACTGTTCATTACACACGAGGGGAGACCGGAAGACATTCAGAATAAAATCTGGTCTTGCCTCACGCAAAAAACCTTTGCTGAACTGATGGTTCTTTACAAAACCGACCCATTGTTGTTTACTGGCGGGTCTAACTTTCTGAAGAAGTATTTCCGCTATGTACCAATGAACCAACCCGGCCTAACCGTAGAAGAAGTGGGCCGGATTATTGAGAAAAAGCAGACCGAAGAAATCCAACGGACGGGACAAGGATTCGATCTTGTCATTGACGACTACCCAGCTAAACTCACCAGTGCGGATTCTATCAATAAAGAGCGTAGGCATGTTGATGCATGGACATATAACTACTTCGTACAGTTAGCGCTGAAACACAAGTTCCATGCAATTTTGGCACAGCAAACGAACAGAGAAGCCAGTAAAAACAATCGTTTTCAGGGCGAGCACGGAACGCATGATCGCCTGATCACCTCAGAGGATAGTTCGGAGTCATTTGGCCCTGTAATGGTAGCGACCAATCTGATTACCCTGAACCGCAATTCAAAGTACGGCGAAAGAATCATTTTCCACCTTTGCAAGTCCCGATCGAGCGAGACAGAGATGTCTGTATTGGCGAAGACTAATTACGCAAAGTGTACTACTCACTCTAATAGCCTAGGAGCCGTTTGGTATCGAGGAACCAGTAGCCTAAGCCACATTACGGACGAAATTCTCAACCAGTATATCAATAAAGCTCTGCCGGAAGATAAAACTTGGTAATCGCGTTGTGCTATATTGGTTTTTATGAAAAACCCACAACGAACCGTATATATCTTTGGTCACATTGATACAAACACCCTCAGCAGCATTCCAGTCCTGAGAGACCTTGACGAGACAAAGGGCCAGATTGATATTGTTATTTCTTCTCCCGGTGGCGAAGACTATGTTGGGTACGCCCTTTTTGATTGTATCAAAAGTCTGAAGAATAAGGTAGTGATTTATGGCATTGGCGAAGTTTGCTCTATTGCCACTATCATTTTTCTAGCCAGTCAAGAGCGGTTCTTGTCCAAGAACTGCGAGCTAATGATTCACAACGGATCTGTTGTCATGCAGGGACATACCAATGTTGACGATGTTTCTCGCTTAGCCGGTCAAGTTGAGCAAAACAACGAAAAATACTACAAAGTCATTCACCAAGAAACCGGCATCCCGGTCAGCATGATCCGTAAATGGGCCTGTGAAGAGAAGTTCTTCAGCGCATCGGAAGCCGTAGCCGAAGGATTTGCCAAAAATGTTCGATAATATCAAGCAGTGGTTCTCCAATAATGGAGTCTGGCTACTGATCTGTCTGGTTTGTCTTGTCTGTGGCTTTGCCATGGGTGGCTATATGAATCAAGGTCAGGTCAAGATTGAAGAGAAGATCAAGGTAGTTGAAGTTGAGAAGCAAGTCGTTGTAGAGAAAGAAAAGGTTAGAATTGAGATTGTCAAGGTAAAAGACACCCAGATTGTAGAACGCTGGCGTAGAGAGAAAAACGAAGAAAAGCGTCCAGACGGTACAGTTCTAACGAAAGAAGTAGAAGAGAAAAATATTGATACCGTTGTCCATGAAAAGTCAAACAGTACGGAAGTAAAGGTTGTTGAAGTTGAGAAGCAAGTCGTTGTAGAGCGCGAAAAGATTGTAGAAAAGAAGATCGAGCCAATCTTACCCCAATGGCACCTAGGAGTCTTGGGCGGCGTAAGCCCCCAAATCCTTCCAGTACCCGGAATCAACTCTTACCTAGTCGGAGGAGAGGTCGAACGTAGAATCGTAGGGCCGTTCTTCTTGGGCGTTTGGGGTATGGGATCGACAACGGGTCAGGGCATGGGTGGTATCAAAATTGGCGCGGATTTTTAACGCCAACTACGAAGGGGGACCTGTAATGCGGTATCTTGGTGGAAAGTATCGAATCAGAAAAAAGCTCGGGGCCTTTCTGACCGAGCAAGCGAAGGGCAAAGATTTCTTTCTCGATCTGTTTTGCGGCGCTGGCAACGTGGTGACCAACGTGGATCACCCGAACCGCTATGCGAACGATGGGCATAAGTACATCGTAGCGGTTCTCAAGCGAGCACAGCGCGGGGGCGCGTTCCCCGATGTGATCACCGAAGAATTCTATCAGCAAGTGAAGAACAACAAAGACGCCTATCCCGATTGGCTTGTGGGGTTCGTTGGCTTTGGGTGTTCGTTCGGCGGAAAGTTTTTTCGTGGTTTTGTTAAAGATGAGAAGCGCGGTAACAAAATCTCAGCAGCAATTAGCGCAGTGAGGAGTCTTTCAAAAATCGATCTGACAGGTGTGCAGTTGTCAGTCGGCGATTACCAGAACACAGAGATCCCGAAAGGATCCGGGCTGATCTACTGCGATCCACCTTACGCAGGCACTACAGGCTACAGCGTCGCTTTCGATACAGAGCAGTTCTATCGATGGGCACGGGAGCAAGCACAGCGACATACTGTGCTCGTCTCAGAGTACGAGCACAACGCCCGAGGGCCGATCCTTTGGCAGACAACATCGAAACAAGGTCTCCGCAGTGCGACAGGCAAGGCAATCACATCAGAAGTTGTTTTTCAGGTGCTCCCATGAGAAAGAAAATTACAATTACCGCTGCTGAGCTTCGAACCGTTTCGAGCTGTATCAGCACTGCCTGCAAGCCCGCAGCGATGCGCGCTACATTGAGCGCACAACAGGTATACGACAGAAGTTTTGCTACGCCAACTACGAAGGGGACCTGAATGTTAAAGAAAGATTTTGACGAACTGATTGAAGAGCTTTTCTTGGAATACCTGCCCAAAGTCAAAAAGTCCGAGCGGATCGATTTTGCTATAGCCCTCAAAGAGGAACTTGTTGATAGAGAAGAAATTACAATCGACGAAGACGAAGAGCGAGATGAAAACTTCTAGGACAAAAATGTCAATGGGTGGCGACCTTTATTGCTTTAAGGTTCGCTACGAAAGTGACCCGTGCGAAGCCTTTACTTTGGAGGGTTTGACGCACCAACAGAACCTTATCCATACGTTAGGTACGTCTCCAATGCTCTTGGAGACAGAAGCCGGTCGGTTTGAGTCTTTGAAAATGTTTCATGATGGTCTGAAATGGGTGGTAGAGTTACAGCGGCAAGAAACCGAGTAAACCGAAAGGCATTTAAACCAATGAGTAACAAGCGTCTAGTTGGACACAAGCCAAAAAGAGACGAACGTAATAATAAAGAGCTTTCGGATCTCAGGAGAGAGAATGCCCAGCTTAGAAGAGAGGTAGCTCGGTTGAGCAGGTTGTTGGACAAACAGATCCATATCATTGCAGACAGGGAAGAGTCCGCTCTTGCGGATCATGCAAAAACTATGCCACAAGTTAAAATCCAAACTTGTGAAACCTGTCAGAGTCCAGAAATCAAAGAAGTCAAAATGCCGACCGGAAGACTAGTCGTATGCCAAGGGTGCGGATTGAAGAAGGTTTTTAAAAATGGCTAAGGCATTTTTAAAGTGGGTTGGTGGCAAGCGGCAACTTCTAGGTGAAATTAAACGCCTCATGCCTGTGGGGTTCGAGCATTATTACGAACCTTTTGTGGGTGGCGGAGCGGTTTTCTTCGATCTCCAGCCTAAGAACTCCCATCTTTTTGATATAAACAAAGAGCTTATTGTTACTTATCGACAGGTCAGAGATAATCCAGAAGAACTGGCATTAAGGGTAAAGTTTCTGGAAGAACGGCACTCCAAATCGGAATACTATGCTATTCGTGCCCTTGATCGAGATCTGAATTGGTCTACAGCCAGCGAGCTAGACGTAGCCTCACGTCTTTTGTATCTAAACAAAGCCTGTTTTAACGGACTCTATCGAGTAAATTCAAAGGGTTACTTCAACAGTCCGATCGGTACTGGTAAACCCAAGCTAAACAAAGAAGAGCTACTTGAAGCCAGCATAGCCCTGCAAGGTGTAACGATAGCTCAAAGCTCTTTTAAAGATATGGTATCGGAGATCCAACCAAATTCTTTTGTCTATCTGGACCCTCCATATGCCCCAATAAGTTCTACTTCGAATTTTGCTAACTATAGCGCAGATGGGTTTTCCCTGCAAGACCAAATCGAACTAGTGAAACACGTTGACATTCTTACTAGGAATGATATTAAGGTCATGATAAGTAATTCTTGGTGCGACTTCACTCGCGAGCTATACAAACATTTGAATTGCCATGAAGTAAAAGCCTCAAGAGTTCTCAACTCCAAGGGTTCTGGACGTGGCAAGGTATCGGAAATTATTGCCTGTAACTATTAGGAGAACCGCCCTTTGATTTTTTTGAAACAAAAGATGCTCACGTTTGACGACGTTATCCTTATCCCTCAGATTTCTGACATTAAGAGCAGATCTGAGGTGGATATAAAGACAAAAGTCGGGCATCTGGAATTAGATATTCCTATCTTTAGTGCGAATATGGATTGTATTACAGAAGTCTCCATGGCCGCAGCAATGGATCTTGCTGGCGGTGCTGGTATTTTGCACAGATATGCAGACACAAAGACTGTTTTGCACTGGATCAAGAAGCTTCAGTCACTTGGAATGACAAGTACCGTTATCCCCAGCGTTGGCATTCAGGCGCTGGACTTGGAAGCGGCAAAGGCGTATTTTGATACGGGAGTCGAGACGGTTTGCCTTGATATTGCCCATGCAGCAAGCAATCGTGCAAGCATGATGTGTTCAGAACTCAAGAAAATTGGCTTCAAAACCGTTATTGCGGGTAATGTTGCGACATCCGAAGGAGTAAATATCCTTTATCAAGGAGGAGCGGATGTAGTCAAGGTCGGGGTCGGTCCGGGATCTGCATGTACGACCAGAGTCGTCACTGGCCATGGAGTTCTGCAATCGAGAACTGCGCTCGTGCCGCTCGTGACTCTGGTATTCACACGATTGCCGACGGAGGCATTCGCAGTAGTGGAGATATTGTTAAAGCCCTTGCTGCCGGTGCTGACGCTGTTATGCTAGGTGGAATGCTAGGCGGTACAGATGAATGTCCAAGATCGGACTTCAGAGGAATGGCCTCTGCGGAAGCTCAGAAAGAATTCCGTGGGTCTGTTGGAAATGGCACTCCAGAGGGAGTCACCTATCAACCTAGCAGAAAAGGGCCTGTAGGTGGTGTTTTGGTCGAACTGAAAGGTGGTATTCGTTCTGGACTATCATATAGTGGCGCAAGAACCCTAGAAGAACTACGACGGAACGCAATTCTTGCCGAAGTGACCTCCAACGGACACCGAGAGGGCACCCCTCATGGCAAAAACGACCCGATGGCGAAGCCCATATGAAGAAAAAGAACAAATATCTGGCTTTGCCAGAAAAGCTCAGCAAGTATGACCTCAGTCACGGCTATACGTTTGCAGGCTCAGCAACCGACGGCGCTTCTATTTTTGTCAGTAATGCTTGTTTAGATCTCGACGGATTTGACAACCTTAGGCTAAGCTCCTTTTCTAAGCTTTCAGTCAACTTAGACGACTACTATAGGTTTTACGAGCTACTAGATACCGATGAATAACTTGACCAGCCCCTCTCTTTTGCTTGCTGTTCTTGGTTCTGACAGAGTAAGCGCAGGAACAAGTAGGATTGCCCGGATATATGGATATCTGGATATTTCGATTCAGTGTGACAAGATAGATATTGAACGTAAATCCCTTGACAAAAAAATTGGTTCGAAGCCAAATATTCAGAAAAATTTAGAAAACGTAGAAATGAATCTAGACGATTATTGTTATGTTTATGATCTTGTAAACAGTGAAGAGCCTTGATATAAGTAAGGAATGAACAAAACCCAACAGTTCCTTTCACTTCCCGCAGACCGTATCGAAGCTCTTGCCAGCTACCACTCTCAGTCAAAGATCCCCAACCCTCCGATTGTTGGAGATATCGTTATTGTTACAAAGGGCCGTAAGTTTCCTATTGGCACCTATGGAATAGTAACTGCATATGCCCGGAATCACTTCGGAGACAAGTGTCTGGTTCTTCAGCCAGATAAGACCGGGATTTGGGTGAGTGTCAACAATCTTTTTATCTTCAAGTTGGCTCCGTTTGATGAAGCCTTTCTTAAGGTAATTGCGGCGACCAATAGGGTCTTGTATTCACGACCCTCTTTCAGCTTGACGGAAGATCAGTTTTTTGATATTACCTTGGAAGTATCAAAAGGAATGTCATTCCAAAACGTTGTATCAATAATGTACAAAAAAGCCGAACAGCAATTGACAGTTTCTTAAAAGAGCGTAGAACCACAATCGTTGTACAAAACTAACAAACAAACCAAAGGTCAAACACAAATGGCTGCTAATCACTTTACTGACTCAAACCTCGATTTCTGGATCAAGAACAACCTCAACGTCCTTCTCCGTGGTAAGCACGGCGTTGGTAAGACTGCCCGAGTTCTGGAGGCTTTCAAGCGCAACGGCAAGAAGTATCTGTACTTCTCGGGAGCCACCCTTGACGCATTCGTAGACTTCATCGGCATTCCGAAGGAGTTTGTGGACGAAAAGACTGGCGAAAAGTACCTCGATCTTGTTCGTCCTAAGGCTTTCCTCGATCCTGAGATTGAGGCGATCTTCCTCGACGAAGCAAACCGTTGCCCAAAGAAGGTCAAGAACGCGATGATGGAGATCATCCAGTTCAAGTCAATCAACGGGAAAAAGTTCCCGAATCTCAAGATGGTTTGGGCGGCTGTCAATCCTGAGGAAGACGAGGCCAGTAAGTATGATGTCGAGGCTTTGGATCCTGCACAAATGGACCGCTTTCAGGTGATTGTGAATGTGGCTTACAAGCCTGATGCGGAATATTTCCGAAAGAAGTTTGGTCGGGAAGTTGCCGACGTGGCCATTGAGTGGTGGAACGAACTGAAGCCTGAGGCCAAGGACAAGCTTTCGCCTCGTCGTCTGGATTACGTCCTCGACATGCACACAATGGACGGCGATATCCGGCCACTGCTCCACGAAAGTATCAATCACGCTACGCTCCTGACCCAGTTGCGTAATGGTCCTACGACCCAGCAGCTTGAGAAACTCATGAAGTCTGGTGACAAAGCCGCTGCTCGTAAGTGGTTGGCTGGTGAAAACAACTATGCCGTTGCCCACCCCCACATTGTCAAGAAAGAAGCCCTTCTTTCGTTCTTCTTGCCAGTGATTGGCTCTGAGCGCATCACCACGCTTATGAACCAGCACGCAAATGTAAAGGAGCACGTCCTTTCTGATGCGAACTACGAAGAGTTCAAGTCTGTTATCAAAGAGATTGCTGCTTCAAAGTCTGGTCAAATGTCAGAAGCTTGCAAGGCGGTTATCCTCAAGCACACCAGCATCTCAGACTTGGACCTGAGCAAAGAGACGTGGGACAATCCCAATGCTACCGAGAAGGGATTTGCTTCTAAAATTCAAGCCCTGAAGGCCATGCCGGTCAATGGTACTCAGGTTCGTCAAGCTCTCTACGACGAATTGAACAAGGAACTCCCCTCAAAGGATCTGACTTCAGCGTCCGCTACCGAAGCAATCAAGATGATTGAAGGTGTCTGCTCTGGAGCCAGTCACCCCACCGTGATGCGTGAACGATACAAGAACCTGATTCCCATGTTTGCGTATGTCACCAAGGTTCTGGAACAGGCGGGAGTCAAGTGGGATACTTTGATTGACGCAAAGACGGTTGTGGGCAAGATGACTCAAATGCGCAATACGCCCACTCCATAATAAACGTTGACCCACACTCAAACACCGGATATAACCATAAATATGCAAACACAAACCATTCAGGCAGTGCCAGAAACAGACAACGAATCTTCGGTGATCCCAAACCGTCGGTTTTCGATGGAAGAGTTCCGAGATGTGGCAGAAGGGCTCCAGCCACACTTCACGGTATTCGAGAAGTTCTGGTCGCTGTCAAAGCCACGGTTTTCTAAGGAAGTCAAGACTGCGGCTGTGTATTTTGATAAGATTGGCGAGTGCATTGACTTTGTGGTTAATCCGGTGTTTTGGGATTCCCTCAATTTTGAACAAAAGCTGTTCGTTGTCAGCCACGAATGCTTGCACGTCTTTTTCTACCATGGAGCACGCATCAACTTGCTCCGTGGACCCGAACTCCACAACGCCAACTTGGCTCTGGATGTCGTTGTGAATCACTTCATTGTTGATTGCATGGGTTTTGATAGGGCAGAGATCGATCCCAAGAATATGTACTGCTGGGTTGACACGGTTTTTGCTAAGGCATCTGCCATTCCTCCCGTAGGTAACAGTTTCGAGTTCTACTACAATCTTATCAAAGAAGAACTCGAAAAGACTCCGGGCTTTGGCCAGCAAGTTGACTCAATGTCGTCGGTTGACGACCACGACGGGCTTGAGTCTTTCGTTACCAAAGAGTTTGAACAGGCCATGAAAGAGGTTCTGGATAATACAGACTCCAATGACATGAAGGCCAAGAAGAAGTTCAAGCAAATGGTGGAAAAAGAGCTTAAGGAACTTGAGAAGAAAGTTGATTCTCCCACCAAGAAGGCTGGTGCTGATGCTGGCAATAGCTGGGTGAACGTCAAGACAGAAAAAGTTTTCCCAAAGAAAAAGTGGGAGACCATTGTCAAAGACTGGGCTCGCAAGTACCTTGAGGCTAAAATCGACGAACAATGGATCAAGCCCGCACGCCGATTTGCTACATTGTCGAGCGACCTGATGCTTCCTTCAGAGGACGAGATCGACGAGTACGAGAAGTCACGGATTTGTGTCTGGTTCTTCTTGGACACCTCCGGTAGCTGTGCCCACCTTGCTCAGCGGTTCTTCAATGCAGCACGGACATTGCCAGAAGAGCGGTTTGATGTTAAATTGTTCTGCTTTGATACACAGGTTTATCCGACCGACTTGAAATCAGGCAAGGCTTATGGATTCGGCGGAACCAGTTTCAGTTGTATTGAAGACGGTATCCAAAAGATTGTTCAGGCGAAAGAGTCCAAGTACCCTTCAACTGTTTGGGTAATCACTGACGGGTATGGTGATCACGTCAGACCGGAATTTCCCCACCGCTGGAAGTGGTTCTTGAGTGAGAACTACAAAGAACTGATCCCCAAAGAGTCTGATACCTACATGCTGTCTGATTTTGAATGATATAAACCCCGAGGCGAACCCTCGGGGTTGTTGTTTCATGGGTAATGGTGTAGAATCTGCGAAATATCTCAAGTGGAGCCGTAAATTGCCAAGATTAAATACAGTAGTTGTAGGCTTACAGTACGGAGACGAAGGTAAAGGTAAAATCATTGACTACCTTTGCCGAGACGGGTACTATCGATACGTTGCCCGTTATCAAGGCGGCAACAACGCTGGCCATACGGTCTATCTGGATAATGGGAAGAAAGTGGTTTTGCACCAAGTGCCTTCCGGAATCTTTAGCCGTAAGACTTGCTTTATCGGTAACGGCTGTGTCGTCGATATTGATCAGCTAAATGACGAGATCAAGATGATTTCCGATCTAGGAGTGGATACGGAAAGCAATATTTACGTGAGTCCTAGGGCTCATGTCATAACCAAAGAGCACGTTTCGAGGGACAAAGAAACAAACGGTCATATTGGTACTACGAATCGAGGGATTGGACCGGCCTACGAAGACAAGGTTGGGAGAAATGGCTTGCGGGTTATTGGTCTGTCTGGAAACTCTTTTCCAAATCGGTTCTCTGTGGAAGACCTTGTGCCAGACATGATTGCTTCTGGCGGTGTGATCTTCGAAGGCGCGCAAGGAACAATGCTAGACGTTGATCACGGCACCTATCCTTATGTCACTAGCAGCAATTGTACGGCTGGTGGAGCCGCAACTGGCACTGGTTTTCCCCCTCACTATATCAATAACTGTATCGGCGTAGCAAAGGCCTATACTACTAGAGTTGGCAATGGGCATCTTCCTTATGAGTGGGAGATCGCAGCAGCAGAGGGTTTGCGACAATTGGGCGGGGAATTCGGAGCGACTACTGGACGACCTCGCAGGATTGCTCACATGGACCTCAAAGAACTTCAGTATGCAATTCGTATCAATGGGTGCTATAAGGTGTACCTGACGAAGCTTGACGTATTGTATCAATATGGTAGCTTTTCGGCATTCGGACTTGGCTTTTCTGCCAAGTACATTCCGGCACAAGGTCTCACTTTAGGCGCTTTCGTTTACGAAGTTCTAGACTTTATGAGATCTACTTTCCCGACCGTTGAATTTGCAGCGAGTTTTGGCCCAAATCGTATGGACATCCTAGAGTGAACTTAACAAAAGGACAGCAACAGGCTTTGGATGCCTTTCGTGACTTGGGAATTTCGCACCCTAACGGAGGAGGCGTCTGTATTGTTAATGGTCCGGCTGGGACTGGCAAGACTAGTCTTTTGAGAGTATTGGCTGAGACCGACGGTATTCTGGTTCTGGCTCCTACAGGAAAGGCAGCTCTAAGAGCCGCAGAAGTAGCCGGTTGCAGAGCCTCGACGATCCATAAATGGATGTATTCAGTCAAAGAAGACCAAAACACCGGCAACCTAGACTTTACCTCCAAGGACCTTATTGATATAGAATTGCCAAAGTACCACGCAGTCGTTATCGATGAAGCCTCAATGGTTACTTTCGATCTATACAAAGATCTTCTAGAAACCTGTAACAATGTGGGAAAAAACCTGATATTGATTGGTGACGAATTCCAATTACCCCCGGTCGATACCGAAAACGCAGGCTTCAGTGTTTTCCTTATGGATGCCGACTATAGGGTGAACCTGTCTGAAGTTCTTAGGCAAGCAGAAGAAAGTATCATAATCAAGGTGGCTACGGCAGTCAGGACTTCTAATTCATTCGCCCTACAACTTTCCGACGTGCCTTCTGTTGATAAGACCGAGCTTATTGATAAAAGTATTGATATATGGTCCAAAGAAGGTATGGTGATCTGCCACACCAACGAAACGAGACACAGACTGAACCAAGCAATCAGAAAAACGCTCGGTCGAATGAGTCGTCCAGAAGACACCGAGCCTTTGTTGATTATCAAGAATAACTATATCAATGAGGTACTGAATGGCGAAGTCTATGTAATCAAACGGGTCGTCGAAAGAATTGAAACCGTAAAGGTAATAGATCGGTTCACAGGACAGAGCGATACCGTTGATTATTGGTACGTAGAACTTGTTGGGGGTAAACACTGTCTGATCTCCCAACAAGAACTCCAAGGCGAAATGAAGATCAGCCCGTCGGCAGCTAGCAATGGGTGCAAGAAACTCCTCAAAAGAAAGAAAAGCTCTGGAGTTCTGCCGGAATCCTGTGTATATGTAAGTGCAAATTACGGCTATGTACTGAGTTGTCATAAGTCTCAGGGTTCAGAGGCAAATGACGTATTGGTGGTCTTGGAGGAAACAGTGAAGCCTTTCAGTATGACGGGCCGTCGCTGGCTGTATACGGCACTTACGAGATCAAAACAGAACTTGAGTGTTTGTTGGTATTGATATGATATTGACTAGGACCACTCTTCTAGAAATTAACACTGAGCATGTGAAATGGCTAGCGGACTCTTCTAAGGGCCAACGGGCTGATTTTAGCGATATGGATCTGTCTTGGACCGACTTTAGCAATTTTGATTTCTCATATAGCAATTTTACCAATTGCAAGCTGACGGGTGCTACGTTTTTTTATAGTGACATTTCTGGCTGTTACTTTACTACAGAACAACTACTGAGCGCCTATTTTGGTCGTTGTAGGATATACAAAACAGCAGGCGGTAGATATATTGAACTTACTACCGACGCTCCGGACTCCCAAGACATGGACGGTCTATTACTATTATGCAATAGGCTCTTTAATCCTCAGTTAAATGTTGATAATTGGTTGCAGTTTTGGGGGGAATTTTGAAAAAGTTAACCCAAGAAGAACTGGATTGTTATCTTGACAAAACAGACGGAATACGCTGGTATAATCCTAATTTCATACCTGCTGATTTTAGCAATATGGATCTATCGGGATTGATTTTCTCAAATAAGGTTCTAAGAAAAAGCAACTTTACAAACACAAAGCTTACTGGCACTGTATTCAATAGCTGTGTTTTTCGGGACACCGACTTGTCAAAGAAACAGCTACTTGAGGCAAGATTCGTTAAATTCAACTGGCTGAAACCGAAAGGTTTCAATGTAGTATGGTGGTTTGGAATTGGTGAACATACGACAGACCTCATCAACAAGAAATGGCATGACCATTCAAGCGATGTTCTTATGAACATAGACGACTTTATGGAATGGTATGAATCCTAATTACAAAGTAATCGCAGGCAGTTACATGTATGGAACTAATGTTCAAGATTCAGATCTAGATATCCGTGGCTGGTATCTTCCATCGGACCAACACTTCTTTGGCCTTAGCAAAGGGCCTGAGTCAATTGCAGGCGATGGCGATGTCATGTTTTGGGAGTTCCGTAAGTATATCAATATGTGTTTGTCCGGCAATCCCAACGTGTTGGAAACATTATTTGCTCCTAGGGATTGCATCCTGTTTGAAGACGAGTTCGCTAGCCAACTGAGAACTCACAGGAGGGCTTTCCTAAGCAAGAAGCTCGCCCATACATATCTAGGCTATGCTATTAGCAATTACCAAAGAATTATCAAGAACGGCTTTGACAGAAAAGACGCAATGCACCTAATCAGACTCCTTCGTACCGGGAACGAGGTCTTAACGACCGGAGGGTTTGTCGTAAGGAGAGAAAAGGATATCCCCGATTTATTGAAGATCCGTTCTGGTCAGACGCCGTGGTCTGACGTTGAGAAAGAATTTGTCTACTACAAAGAGTCATGGGCAGATATCAAAAACAAGTCTTTATTGCCAGACGAACCAGATCGTGCTACAGTTGAAAAAGTTGTTTTTGATATCTTAACGGAGCGTTTCCGATGAAATGTACATGCGAAGACTATTGTAACGATTATCAGTGCTCAGCGTGCGACGAGTTTGATCGCTGTGTCGATACCGTAGCTATCCTAGAAGAAAAGATGAAGGCAGTAGAAAAGAAGATTGCAGAATTTGAGGCCTATATCAAAGCAAACACCGAAAACGGTGACGAGTAATGGATCTGCCTCCTTGGCTTATCGATAAGACAAAGAAAAAACCAGTGATAACAGAACGCCCACAGCTTGAGATACCGACCCCTCCCCCAGAGCCTATAAATCCGGATAAGCCTAAGGAAACAGACCCTTGCCGGTTTTTATTTCAATAAACGACAGAGAACCAGACACGCTTTCTCTCCCATCCATCGGAAATAGTAAACCGGGAGTAGTGACTGTCTTCATTGTGAATTCAGTATCCCTTCTATTAGGTTGACATTTCATATCATTATGTGATATAAACCTACTATGTTTAATCTTGAATCTGCTATCAAAACTTGTCGAAAGTCAAACCACAAGCAGCATCATCATGCGGCTTTTGTGGTTTCTGGCGGCGCTATTGTCGCCTTTAAGTCCAACTTCAATAAAGTACACGCAGAAGTGAGAGCTTTGGAATGTCTTTGGCCCAGTATGCGCAAAGGAACAAAAGTCTATTCGATCCGGTTCAGGAAAGATGGTACATTCGGCAATGCCAAGCCATGTCCGAAGTGTGAAGAATATTTGAAGGAGAACGGAGTAAAGACTGTATTTTTCACTAACTCTGAAGGCAGACTTCAGAAAATGAAACTGTAATGTAGAGACCTACTCAAAAAGAAATCAGAAAAATTCTTTATGGCCGAGGTAGTTTTACGAAAATGAATCTGTCCCATGCAAACTTCGCCGGATACCACCTTCTTGGTATTGACTTTTCGGGATCTGATTGTCGATATTGTGATTTTACTGGCTCACACCTAAGTTGCGTTTTGTTTTGCGGAACGCTAGGGTGTGTATATTGATTCTAAATCCAAAGATAGACCGTCATTGACAATTGACCAGATAGAAGTGTATAGTCACAACACAATCATTAATCTGGATGATTGCTATAGACTATTTTGGGGATAACCAATGAGCAATTTCAGCGTACAGGTCGTTAAGATTGATAAGCTTGGCAAGCACCCAAATGCTGATTCTCTATCAATAACACAGGTTTTCGGCCAGAACGTCATTTTCAGAACAGAGCAATTCTCTGTTGGGGATCTGGCGGTTTATGTTCCTTATGACGCAGTAGTAGATCTAGCCCGACCGGAGTTCTCCTTCTTAGATAAGAAGGGCAAGGGCGGTACATACAGAATCAAGCCGGTCCGTCTTCGCGGTATCTATTCAGAAGGCGTTCTGATTAAGCCCAGTATCGATATGCAAGAGGGTCAAGAAGCTTCCGAATCTCTTGGAGTAACCAAGTATGTAGAGCCGGAAGATTTCAGTATGAGGACCGACAATGAGTCAGATCCCCAGTACATGCCGGTATATTCCGTTGAGTCTTATTTCAAGTACCCGGTATTGAAGTCCGGAGAAGACGTTGTAGTCACAGAAAAGATCCATGGGTGCAATAGTCGCTTCTTGTACAAGGACGATCGTCTGTGGGTTGGAAGTCATGGTTGTATCAAAAAGAAGGACGGGAACAGCCTGTGGTGGAAAATCGCCCTGAAGTATGATTTGGAGAACAGGCTGAAGGCTTGTCCTAACATGGCCTTCTTTGGAGAAACATATGGAGCGGTTCAAGACCTTAAGTATGGAGTTCCTCCGGAAGAGGGTTTTAGGTTCAAGGTCTTTGATATTTTTGACACTGTTGCCCGAAAGTTTCTGGATTATGACGATCGGGTTGCGATGGTGAATTCTGTGGGTCTGGAAAACGTTCCGGAACTCTACAGAGGCCCTTTCACAGAAGAAGTTCTAGCTCTCCGGTCAGGCATGTCTACGTTGGATGCCAATACAATCCGGGAAGGTGTGATTTTGCGACCAACCAAGGAAACATTCGATATGGAAGTCGGTCGTGTGGTCCTGAAGGCAGTGAGCGAAGAATATAAAATGCGCAACAGCGGGACTGAACATAAATGAAAACTAAGATTGATATAGTAGTGCGTGTAGGCGAGGGTGAAGACAGGCTGGTTCTTCGGTACTTTTTGCAGGCCGAGCCTTCGAATAAGCTTAATAAGTCGGTTGCCGCTAATCTTAATAAGCTAATCAAAACCCTCAAGCTAAAGAAGAGAGATCTACTCAAATGATTGAAATTACTACCAAAGAGGCCCTTGCCGCAGTATTGGATTCAGGACCTACTGTTGTTTTCTTTTGCACGCCAACCTGCCAGCCTTGCAAACAGACCGCTATTCAGCTAGAAGAGCTAGAGGACGAAGTAGACGCAACGTTCGTGAAGATTGATTGCACGAAGTCAGATCTTCACGAAGATTACAAAATCCAAGCTGTACCTGTTGTAATGGTTATTGATAAAAGCCAGATTGTATATCAAAAGAAGGGCCTTGACAAAAACAACGAACTGAAGCAATATCTAAACAATGAAGATTGATTGGTTTGAATTCTGTTTCGTTTTCCTTGTTGCCGGAGCGCTATTTATCTTCGGTGGTCAGATATACAGAGAATTTAACTACAAATGTGTACAGTCCCATACAGATACTTGCCAACAACTGCTTTGTATGGTTTATGGAGAAAACGGCTGTGAAGTTTGGTATAACCAAGAAACTGAATGTAATGTCTGTGACAAATGGGAAAAACAATGAAAAACCTACTCAATAAAATCAAATGCGCTGTTGTTGGCCACCAAAAATGGAAGGCTGGACAGACCCTCCCCAGATTTATTCAGGCAAAGTCTGAAGGAAACGGTACTGTAGAAGTACATGCATGTACCCGCTGTAATTCGATGTTCGCTGAGTTCGGTCAGCTTACTCCAGAAGAACTCAAGCAAGAGGAAGAGCTTCAGAAGGCGCTTGGGCTTTTGAATTCGACCTCAATGAAAGCGCAGATGTCCAATCTTGAGCAAGAAATCAAAGACTTGCTGGGCGGTGTTGGGGATAAGCGCAAAGACGACGATCTACTCAATTAAAGGATTACTGTGAAAATCTTGCTTTGGCCACACCCTACTCTTAAGAAAATAAGCGAGCCTGTGGCTGAAGTAACGGACGATATCAAACAGCTAGTGTCTGATATGCATGAATCCATGAAGATCGCAGGTGGCGTAGGGCTATCTGCGGTTCAGATTGGCGTTCTCAAACAAGTTATCGTTGCCGACGTTGGCAAAGGTCTTCAGGTATATTTGAACCTGAAGGTAAAATCTACCCAACCCAAAGTCCCAATGCTGGAAGGCTGTCTGTCTTTGCCGGGTTTTTTTGATACTGTCAGGCGATACGAGAGTATTGATATCGAGTACGACGATCTTCAAATGAAACACACCACAGAAACTGTGGATGGATTGCTTGGACATGTGCTACAACACGAACACGACCATATGAAAGGTGTATTGTTCGTGGATTTTCTAACACCTGCTCGCAGACAACTTATTCGTGGTAACATGAGGAAATACAAATGAAAAACCTATTGATTGCTATCATTCTTTCTGCCGGAGTATCGGTTGACACTCCGGTTCCTACTGTCAAACAGTCAAAGCCAGACGCTGGCGTTGTGAATCAGGTCCAAGATGGAGGTTACGAGTACGATGCAGCAAAGAAAGCCGCACGACGACTTTCGATTACGAATAGTGTCAAGGGTATGTGCTCAGACGTAAGCCGAGCAACCCAAACCAAAGTAAAGCTTAAGAGCGCGTTGTTTGCTACGTCGATCGTTGATGACGAACGGGACGCTGCGATCTTTATCATTGAAGATCAAACAGGTCTGGTTGGAATGTTTACCATGTATCGGAATGGACAGTGGCAAACATTGCCTGAAGACTTTCGGTAAACCATGTATAGACCTACGCAGTATGATATCGATATAATGTGTGCTAACCATATATCATGGTTAGATACTGCTGGACGAACCGGAGCGCGGGCCGATCTTAGCTGTATGGATGTGTCTGGTATGGATCTTAAGGGCTGGGATTTTACAAGCGTGATTTATGATAGTCGGACCAATTTCGAAAGCGCGAATATCTCTACATGCATAATCACAGCTACTTGGCTATTTCATGCCAAAGGAGCTATTAGCGCTGCGCTACGGAGTAGTAGCTCCCAAGAGAACATCATCTATATCGCATACGAAACTAAAATAGGGGCCGGGTTTTATTTGAAAGCATGTCCGGACTTACAATTTAAAGATCTGGCTCATCTCATGTCTTCGTCGAATGGGCCACATGGACCACATGGACCACATAGTCTGAATATAGACGATTTCTATCGACTATTCGAGCATCTATATGTATAGACCTTCTTACACCGAGGTTATAAACTCAGTACGAGAACATCACGCATGGCTATATCAGCTTAGACACGGTAGTAAGCGGACCGGCTGTCGAGCAAATTTTAGCAATATGGATTTGCGAGGAATTGACTTCAGTTCTTCTAAGTTTCAAAAGGTTGGTACATTAAAAATGGATAGAATCGACTTCTTCGGTGCTGATGTAGAAGGAGCCTGTTTTTCAAACTGTGTGCTAGATCTAAGCATTCTTGAGGCTAAGAATTTTGCCCTAAGCACCTACTCGCCCTGCGCCATTATGTTTGGTCCTAACAAATATTTTCTTGTGGCAGATGCAAATGACTTGCTATTAGGTGATGTTGGTGATGTTACGGCCAATCTAGACGATATGTATCGACTTTATGCAAATTTATGGTAAGTATTAATCAAGTGGCTTGTCATTCGGATTGTAAATCAACTGCGCCTCTTGATTAAGATATCCACCGGCATTATACGCACTTACGTCAGATCTGCCATAGTTGGGCACATTGCCTACCAGCTTAACGCCAATGGTTGTACCAGAAATACTGGTAATCTGTACCCGTACCTGAGAGCCACCAGCAGTCAGCGTGAGCCAGCCATATGCGTTAACATACAGGCCCGTAGCCGAACTGACTGTCAAGTACCCGGCAGCGGTAGCCGCCGTTACTGTTGCTCTGACTTCATTGATTAATTTTCCAGCCATATCAAAACTCCTTAAAATGGATAACTGATTCCAGAACCTGCGTTGTATAGCATAGCGATCTGATCGTCTGGTAACACTCTAGACCAAATACCTACTTCATCGATTGCGCCATGCCAATAGGAATAAGAATCTCCACGACACCCAACGTAAACTAACCCAGCAGGCACAGAATGCGGTGCTGGTCCCGTGCCGGTGTTGGTTTTTACACCGTTTGTCCACATTTCCGTGTAACCGGTTGTGGTTCTTGTGGCTACAACATGCGTCCAAGTATTCAGAGGCATAATAGAAGAATTGGTAATGCCTGTGTCTCCTGTACCAAACAGCGCAACATCACCAGCCGGAAGCATGATCAAATGATAGTTGGTATTAATAAATCCTCCACCAATCATATGCGCAGCTATCGTATAGTAATCAGCATGCTGGGTGGGGTAGACCCAAGCCGATACCGTCAGGTTAGTCAAAATGTCAAGACTCGGAGCAATGACAGTACTTGTTATGCTATTGTAGTTTGCGGCGTTTCCGATCTTACCGGGAGCAAATGTGATGTTACTAAGAGTTAGGTTGTGGTTACCGGTAGAATCCGTACCGTCATCCATCTTCCAGTAAGCCTCAAGGCCTGTTGCTAGAATACCCAACGCCGCAATGTCTCCAGAACGATACAAAAACTGTTCGTTTTGATACAAGTACCCACCGGCATTGTAAGCAGAAACGTTCGATCTGCCGTAATTCGGTCCTGAGCCGATGGATTGTACAAACCGAACTCCCACACTAGTACCTGAGATTTCGGTGATTTCTACTTGTACTGGGCTTGCACCGCTGGTAAGAGTAAGCCAGCAAATAGTTTTAACGTATAGACCGCTAGTTGAGCTAACAGTCAAATAACCATTAGCAGCAGCCGCTGTTACAGTAATTCTCGAATCTGGCAGCAATAAACCTGACATAATGTTAGTAGAACAGCAAGGTGCGGAAGCATTCTGTGAATGACGAGCGGTTTAGCCATAGGTATTTCAGCCCATCAACCGTTTCAAAGATCTCCATACGGTTTCCGACCACAGCGACCGGAGCGGCATATGGGAACATAGAAGCACCATGAATGGTGTTTGTAACAATATCTAGATAATATACGCGCTGGGTAGCATCTTTCGTAAAGTACAGCCTGTCTCTGCCGTCATATGCATACATCGAACCGGTTGTTAGGGTTTCAATTTGCGGAGTGATTGGCATTAACTGCCAGCGATCGGTTGGAATGTCGAGACGGTCAAAGCCGATGGCCGCGCCACCACGAGCACTAAACATATATCGGCCCTTATGGGTAGGAGCGCTTTGACCGAAGCCCCAGTTAAGCGTAGTTCCGGTACCACGAGCTGGTTGTTCCAAAATAGCATAGCTAGTAGCGCCAGCTACGGGAGCGGTAGCGACACCGAATGTTAGAGTATTCGAAGTATTAGACGTAATAAGCAATTCTTGAGAAATACCGGTTCCGCCAAGGAACTTAACACGCTTACCAGCAAAGATGTTTACGACCCATGTCTTTGTGGTGTCTTGTAGGGTTGTGGTTGACTGGGCACCGGTAGCGATACCGTTGTCCAACGCTCCGACCGCAGATCTAGGGGCAATGACATAGCGCGAAACGCCGTTAGTAGGTGCAGTACCAGCCGCAACGAATGTCAGCGTGGTGGCCGTATTGCTGGCGATCTGAAACGCTTGCATCGTGGCCGCCCCAGTACCCGCAGTCACGGCTGTGGTGGTCATATAGACCATGAACCCAGCCCACTGATTTACAGTCCAAGACTTAGTAGCATCCGAGAGGGTTGTGGTGGATTGGGCGTTTGCTAAGGTTGTAGACGCCGGAGTACCACCCATGGTATAAGTAAAGGTAGTAAGCGATGGCACGGTTGCGATAGTGAAAGTACCGTTAAAGTTAGCATCAGTACAGCCGCGAACGACGACCGATTGACCAACCTTAAAAGAATGGCTGACTGTTGTGGTAACCGTTGCAGTAGTAGTAGCATTGGACACCGAAGCAATGGCTAATGCTTTTTGATCGGCAAACTGAACCGAGGCATTTCTTGCAGCGCCTGAATCAATCATTCTACCCCATGTTGGCAGATCGTCATTGATGTTTTGAATTAGTGTACCAGCGGAGCCACCCAACATCAGCAGTTGCTTGTCGGAATCTCCCTGAATACAATACACAGAGGTGTTGTCTGGATCGGTCGTCCAAGGCTTGACAATGGTAAGTGCCGTGCCCGTATTGCTAGCAATCGCCGCCACTTGTCCAATACCAGTACCGGCAGTAATTTTGACCGCATAGTTGGCCCATTGATTGGTAGTCCACGATTTCGTGGAATCGGTTAGTGTGGAAGCCGCACCTGAGGTAGCGGTTCCGCAGTCAAAACCTTCAATGATATATTTGCTGGTCGTCGTAGGGGCTGTGCCAACAGTTGACCACGTTAACGTAGTATCGGTGTTTGAAAAGATCTGGCGGATCTGGCCTTCACCCGTCCCGCTGTAGATTCGTACCCAATAGCCAGCCCATTGATTTGTCGTCCAAGACTGATTCGTATCTACCAGAGTGGTGGTTGTGCCGCCAGTAGCGGTGCTACGGTCCCAAATGGTTGCATTTTCGACCAGTCTTTCTACTGCCCCGTCCGTACCTACCGTTGCGAAGGTAAGGGTTCCAGACGTGCGTACATACCAAGTATCCGTAGCAATATCATACCATTGGTTAGTGTAAAAGGGGGTCGCCGCCGCAGAAGAAACAAGGCTGATCGCGCCTGATTGAATTCGGTACTGAGAAGTGGTATCTGGAGTAACTGACCAATTGCTGTCTACCGTCGCTACACTTGATTCGATGGAATAATTTGCTTGAGTACCAGCCGTGGCATTGATAGCTGGCGAAAACACAGCAGGATTGCACCAAATGTTATCGGCAGATCGGTTTACGTCGCCAAGGGTGATTACAGTAGAAGAATTGTATAGAACTTTACGGACTTGACCTACACCAGTGTTACCTGTGATGCGAACGTTATAACCAACCCATTGATTTACAGACCAAGCTTTGGTAGTATCGGTGATTGAGATAGTACCGGCTACGTTTGATACAGCAGTTACAATACCGGAATCAGCAGAAACCGCCTCTGCAACGTTGGTTATCGTCCTGCGCTGCCCACGACCAGTCCCGCTAACAATAAGAATATCAAAACCTTCCAGAACTTTACCGAAATGTCCCGCGACAGTAATGGTGTTTGAAGTCGCCGCAATCGCCAAGCCATCCTGTCCATATGCACCACTGAACTTCATCGAAGACCAAGTTGCAGGCGCAACGGCAGGAGAAGTTAATTGTACGTAAGTATCCGTAACGGTATCGTAACGCCAAAAACCAGAAGCAGCGATCAGATAATAAATGTATCTTCCGTTCTGTTCATGGTGTAGAGAGTTATCTGCTGAGCATGAGCACGAAATGGCCGAAGAGACAGCAGGAGCAAAACGGGTCCATTCCCAAACAGGAAGATCGACTTGCTTTTTAAGCGAATTGGTGATAGCCATATTGTTTTAGTTTCCTTTTTACGTTATTTTAGCACGAATGCACATGGCATACGTTTGGCGTGCGATATTGATATACATTTCACGATCCATACCGGCCATAGAGCCTTGTGCGGCAACGTTTGTCACCGATGACACAGTAGTGACACCCGTAACGGTGGTAACAGTACCGACAGACGTAACGGTGGGTAAAGTTACGCCAGCCGCGATCGAATCTAAAGAGATACGCTGGCGCTGTGCCGAGTCTACCACAGACAATGACTCTGATAGCTTTGCTATTCTACGAAGCCATGGTGTCGATTCGTCTGAGGTCTGGAGAGTTGACGCAACAGAAAAAGAGACAGGAACTGCCGACTGATCTGAAGCCAACACAACAGGAACGGATGTATTAGCAATAGCCTGTCCGAGGCTTGGTGTCTTTGTATCAATACTAGCGAGACTGGCATTTGCAGTCGACAGTGCGGTGGTTTGCGTTTGCTGTTCTGCTAGTGTGGATAGGGTGGATAGGTTGCTAACGGCAACGGTGCCTGAGACGGGTTGGGTTACCGCAGAGCCATCTACTTTAAGGGCGTTTGCTGCGGTAACGGCTGCGGTATTTGTTCCGTCGTTGATTTTGGTTGTTTGCGCACCGATTGTGGTTTGGTTGGCCGCACTTGCTGCGCCTGACGGAAGCGGCAACGACGAAGCGGTAACTGGCAGACTTGATTGATCGGACGAAATAACGACAGGCGTTGAGTTCGCCATCGTTTTCTGACCAAGGGTATTGATTCTTGCTTGAAACCCAGCCTCAGAAAGACGTGTGGCTAAGGTTGATTCCGTAGCTGCGCCAGTAGGTAGCGGTAGAGAAGCGGCTGAGACAGGAACGGCGGTAGCTCTTAGCTGAGCATCAGTGAGCGGACCGGTAACAGTTAGCGGATTTGATAGTCGTGTATCAATACTGGATAAAGTGGTATTACCTGTGGTTTGCAGCGCTGAGGTAGCCGCTCCTGTAGGTAGGGCAGATGAAGTAATGACTACGGCACCGGTATTGCAGGCCGTTATCTTTGAGTTGATGTTGGCAAGAGTTGCCTGAGTTGCCAGACCGGAAATAGGAGCGTCGAGGGCGGCAGTGTTTGTTAGAATTGAAGCAAGAGTCGCTTCGGTGGCAGCACCCAAAGGAAGCGGCAAAGAAGATGCCTGAATGCTAAGAACGCTCTGGTTGCTAGCAATAACAACCGGCAACGAGCCAGCCATATTTGACTGACCCACAACAGGGATCTTGTTATCAATAGCGGTCAGCTTAGTCGTTTGAGCTTGTTGTTCTGCAAGAGTAGAAGCACTTGCGGGCAAGGGAAGACTGCTGACAGAGACCGGAACGGGAGTTGCACGTAGTTCTGCATCAGTAAGACCGCCAGAAGAGCCGCCAGATCCTGTAGCAGGACGAAGACCGACGCCCGGAGTGACAGTCGCACCAGCCGCATTGACCCAAACAATGGTAATCGCACCGGTTCCTTGGTTAACCAGCTCTCTGCGAGTGTAATATGCTCCAGAATCGTCGGTCCAAAGGGTTGCAGCAATGCCAATCTGGGCCTTGACTGAATCGCGGACTTGAACTAGAGTTGCTTCTGAAGCATCTCCTCCTCCTCCACCGGTTGAGCCATTGGTTAATGTTACTAGTTGGGGAGCGTCGTACCAAATCTGTTCGTTTTGGAAGATAAGTCCGCCAGCATAGGCACTAATGTTACTGTAGCCGTACTCCGGATTTGGATTGCCGGTCAAAATTCTGATATAAAGAGTCGAAGTTGGTACATCGATATCAACAATAAGAGCTTCAACCGAAGGCTGACCGATATTGTTAAGCCAAACACGAGCCTTTTTGAAATAAGACTGGATGGAGCCTGATGAGATCGTAGCAGCGCCACCAGCACCTGCTGTGATAATGGTATCTTGTTTGGCGGGGATTACTCTACCGGACATTTATTGCCTCTTAGACTGAAAGATTACCACGAAAACTTATTTAACAGCGCCTCGACGGCCTTGGGTCCGCCATTGCCATAGGCCTTTTGCAAGTCAAAAAGAGTTAGCCCATTCTTAGAAATTTTCAATTGAACGTGAGGGTTGTCAACGAATTTCCAATAGTATCCGGCTTCCAGCCCAAGCTTGGTAGCCTCTTCTGCTAGGATTTGATATGAAGCTCTGTTCCAGTCCGGCTGTAGGCCAGCACGGGTTTTGTCTTTGTCGGGGCAAAAATCTACAGCAATACCGTAGCTATGATAGCTTTGACCAGCTTTTGCTTGGGTAACAATACCGCCCATGGGCTTTTCTGGAGTAGCGTCAACATTCTTGACAGTACGTCCAAGGGCATACAGCTTGGTCTGCTCTTCCCACGATCTAAGACCGGAGGTAGCGTAGTATTCGACACCACGAGCCCGGCAATTTTCTACTAACTTTTCGATCAATCGCCGAAAATTGGGGTATAAAACATTTATATCAATACGTTTAAAGTTATCGGTTGACATTTAGAAGCTCAGTTTTACTTTTGATACTGTATAAGTAATTTCAATTCCATAAACAACAAACTCGCCACTAACGCCAGCCGCGTCAGGAACTTCAATTACAAGCTGGTTTCTTCCCGCCGACAGCACGATCGGACTTCCAGAAATTGGGATAGAAAACCAATTCAAAGTGGTTGCCGGGACAACAACCGCCGTCGTTGGTGAGGTTAGAAGAGATATTGGTGAGCCAAATCCGGTTCCGGTAATCGCCGTTGCATGATCCCAAGTGACATTAAAGGTTTTTGAAGAACCGTTGTTGTTCAACAAGCATACCCGCAAACCTGCGATCACGGCTCCGACCGGTAAATTATCAACCGACCCTATTAGCGCCGAGGCGCTACCGGTATGAAAAGTGGTATTAACCCAAGCTGGGGGTATAACCGCGTTTATTTGAAATCTTACCGGCTCAAAAGGGACAAGACGTGAAACAGGGAAGTATGCGACATAAGTTTTGGGAAGCAAATATCCGAAATCGCCACCGGCATCGAAATCGCCAGCAATCTCTGCTGCGTTGCCAGTTTTTACAGTAACCACTTTTGGGGTCCCAACAGAACCGGGGGTGGCATTTAACTCAACGGCACCGAGAGAGGTTGGAGTTGCAGGCTGGAATGTAAAGTCGACCGGATACGATCCATCACGAGTCCAAATGGTAAAATTACCAGCGTCTGAAGTTCGCCAAGCGATTATATAACGAGAGCCCGGTACGACGGGACTGCCTAGCGTTTGCATTACTGCTTTTTGAGCAACGATAGCGGCGACGCCGATCAGGTTTTGGGTACGATCAATATCTGCATAGATGCATTCACCGGGGGCTAGGTCTGTTAAATCAGCAGAGTCCACTAATTGATCGGCAATTTCGTTGTAATAAACTCCGGGGCTGTTTGCATTATCGAAAAGAATGCTTAGTCCACGCCAGTGCAGATTGTTAGCAACCCCTTCGAAGTTTTGGCCGTTCGAAAACACGACACCCGGCTCGTAAACCATCCTAACATTGCGATCGGCAGTTGGGCTGTACCAGTTTTCGCCGCCACCGAGTTCCCAAATTCGGGACATGATTGCGTCACGCCAGTCTTTCTCGCTAGCAATGTTTTTGTCACCACCTGAAAACAGGTTTGAACTTGAATTCTCGGCACGATTGAACGGCCAAGAATATACGTTTTCGCTATTCGGAAAATCTCCACCAGTTGCAAGCCGGTACATCATTGGTCGTGCATCGACAATCGTGCTGATTGCATTGTTAACATTGGTAACGACTTTAGCAATCGGAATGATATTGGGGGTGCTTGAGAACGGAACCGTGCTTATAACAATACGGTAGTCAAGAGTTAGTCCAAGGGGAATACTTCTAGTCGATTCAGTCTTTACACTAGAGAGGGAGTCCGCGTCTAAGAATTTAGCCAAGTCTGTAGTGGAAGCGTCTGGGCTTCTTTTGAAGTCAATGCCTACGTAGTTTGTAACGCCTGAGGCGAACGATCCTGTGACTTTACCATTAGTAGCTGAATCCAGAGTCTCATTGGGACGGTTTGCAGGGATCCATAGAAACGAGCCAGATTCCGAAGCGTTCAGGTTGACAGCAATGGAGTCTGCTGTTACAAGAGTCATCTGGTTTGCAGCGGAACCAACTGAGGTCCCAATCAATGTAAAACCGCGAATAACAAACGGCTTACCACCGGCCATCATCTTACCTACGACTGTATCAAAATCGCCAGCTACGGCGCTTTCGATCATTCGCAAGTGTGGAGCATCAACTCTTAATTGTGGCAAAACATTGAGTTTGCGAAGAACGGACATAGGAATCCTTTGGGGGTTATGATATAAAGATTACTGGTTAGTCCACGTTATGGCTTCAAATCTGAGCTGCCCAGTTATCAAACCTTTACTTGGAATAGACCAAGACTCCGATTGCAAAATTGCTGTATCAGATTGGAATAATAACATATCCGTAGATCTATCTACTATTGATATAGAGAAATACTTACCGTTCGGTACTTGCTCGAAATACGGAACCATACCAGCGCCCTGTGCGCCTTTGTCGGCAACGGTCCTAAAAACACCAATAGTTCCAGACACTTTGGTGGTGGTAGGAGCAAGTTCGTAAGGGTCGGCACTGTCTAGGCCGTAAATAGGCCTAGCTGGGGTTTGAGAATCCCAGTTGAATCCATTGACAAACGCATAGATTTGCCCGTTAATGTAGCAAACTGCATGGGCGGCTGTTAAAGTTCGTGCTCGCATTATTCATCTACCCCGAAAACATAAGGCTGATCGCTGGTTTTGCCTTCGCCCTCTGACGGAAAACCTTCGGCACCTAGCCCGCGATCTCCCGGATAGGTTATGTCAAAGTCGAGATCGACACCGGCAGCCACAATCGTTTCGATAGTTTTCTTTGCTGCTACAACACCAGCATCAGAAGCCGTGACGTAAAGCCCTCCGGCAAGCTCAGGGTTCAGTGACTCTCTCGTGACCAGCACGATTTCGGTCCCCTGTGGAATGTCTTCGGTGAATTTGTGTTGAAAGTCCAATAAAATTCCGATAGAACCATACAGGCCAAAATATTTGATAGGCTTGGTTTGATACTGAGTGCCGAAGCCTATGACTACCCAGCCCTCTTGATCCGGAAATCCTACGTTTGAGGTCAGTTCTAGAATCGAATACTGACCATTGCTCTCTACAGGATCGGCAACGGTTGTTTTGATAGATGTAACTGAATACCCACAGTCCTGATCGAATACGTAAGGTCCGACAACTTCTGTACCTCCGGCTCTGGTTGGGATAGTATTCGATTCTTTAGCAAAATTTACAAACACTTCGCCAGCAACAGAGACTGACGCTTGGTTTGCCGCTACCTCTGCATAACTGATTGTGGTTGTGCCAACGGCTGTGATGGTTTTTAGACCAGAAGAGAATAATCCAGTACCGTTAAAATTAACCCAGACGACATCTCCTATCGATAAACTGTGCATTCCTAAGGTTATGGTAGTTATATTCGAAGTTCTGATGCCGTTTGTTATGGTGTTGGCGCTGGAATCGTCCTGTTTACCGAATATCGACGTGCTTTGTAGATAGTCTGGTGTTTCGAACTTGAAATAGCCAGAGCCAATTTCTGTGATTTGATGAAACCCATTGAGCCCACCGCCAGAAACGGCTTTTGATTGGAAATTAAGGACCATCTGGGTGCGCTTTGTTCCACCAATCCCGTCAGGATCTGAGGTAACAATCAAAACCAACCCATTAGACAGACGAACGGCATTTGATGATCCTGCCGGTAACGTTTTCCCGAGGCTTGACCACTGCATGGTTTTCAGATCAAGCATTTCAATAACGCCAACATTATCTGACGGACCGTCGATTTGCTTTGATACACCACCCACAACCAGAACTGCATCTCTTTCTGGAATGTAAATTGCTTGGTGAGAGTGCCTACGAATAGCAGCGGGAGCAATCGGATACCATTTATTCAAGTCTGGGTCGTAGACTTCTGCGAAGTTAGTAGACTCTGAAGGAGAGTGCCAATCGTCGCTTGAATTTACGTCTCTAATGTCTTTGGTAAAGTTGGTCGGATCGTAAGCCAACCCGCCAGTTACGAGAACACGACCGTCAGGTAATGTTAGTGCGTGATGGAACACTCTGGCCAAAGACATCGGAGCTACAGAAGCAACCGTCGAGCCATCCCAGTATTCACAACTATTCAGCAGTCTTCCAATAAACGCTTTTGTACTGTCAGAGTCACTTGGAGTTCTAAGGAATGAACCACAAGAATTGAAGTATGTCAAGAGGATGTCAATGTCTGAGCGAGAAGCTTTTGATATACGAATGTCGTCCAGAACCCCGCTAAAACCAGTAGTTCCTTCCGGATCTCTTGCAACATAGAATCGGCTGGTATTTACGCCACCGTCAGAATTCAATACGGTTGGGAAGTTCTCGAAATACTTACCGTTGACAAAAACATCAACCTTGTAATTGCCTCCACCGATACTTGTCTTTCGGACAGCAAAGTGATTGAAGCGGTTTGCTAGCAATAACGAGGCAAAGCTTGCCGTAGTACCAGTAACTTCAGTACCGGCCCCTCTCTCCCAACGCCAAGTCAGGGTATTCGCTGATAAAGAAATACTCATCAAGCAGTTGTCGGCCTGTATTTCGCTTGCCGGAGTACCAAACGAGACTACGGTCCCAGTACCCGTTCCAGATAGAGTCATATTTCCGGGATAAGTGCCAGAAGCTCCAGCAGACCAGAACTCTACGGTCCACTCACCGTTTAGCGCAGTAACAGCGTCGCCTCTGGCCCCAGCACTGGCGTTGTCTGCCATATGGGCAGCGGCCTGTGTGAACTCTCTGCCGTTGATGACTTTGGCTCCAAGCACAGCCGCCGTCGTACCTGAGCCAATAAGATTGTAAACGCCAAGAGCGTCAGCAGCATTTGAGCCTGAGTCTTCGTCAAAGCCCCACTTTGCTAGTGTCAGGCTATCGGCTGGTGAGGGAATGGCAAGGGCCTGCCCGCCAGTGATCAGGACTCCAAATCCATTCTGCACCGTTGCAACAGAAGGATTGACACGACCTTGGATCAGGTTGTAATCTGGAACGCCTACCGTAGCTGCGAACTCGTTATCGTTGGCATTTGAAATGTAAATAGCAGTGGAAGCTCTATTTTGAATGGTATAATCGATCGTCGATGGAGTAGTAACGCCGCCGATTATCAATACACGTCCGTCGACGATTTGTACTTGTGCATGTCCGGCAGTCGGAGCAATCGCGTCAAAGTAACTGACGACACCGGTAGTTGGATTAAGAATCTGTGTACCGGGAGAAGAAACCGTCAAGCCGGTATTGTAATTGCCCTCAGTGATGGTATTGCCGCCACTAACAAGAATCTGGCCAATCTTGGTTCCAGACGTTAGCAAAACAGCCTTGGAATTTTCTTTCCCGGCAGTCTGCGTCAGAGTCCAACCATAAGTGTAGATATCGGCCCCGGCAGCAATCGTACCAGAAGGAACGACAGAACTGGCAGTGATGGAAAATCGGTCTCCTGCAACATTGATAGTAGGAGTGCTAGCAACCAGACCCCAGCCACCAAACAAAGCGGCTTCATTATTTTCAAGCGCGACAAGAGAGCCGTTGACATAGCCCTGAGTATTGGTGCAAGCAGTGGTGACGGTAATGTTATCGGCCAATGAAGCCGCAGTATAAGCACCAGTAGAGGGAACTGTGAACGTATCAAGATAGGCAGGATCTATCTGCTCTAGATAAATCTGATTCCCAACTGCAAGAGGAAATTCAGGACTTTCGTTGTAATAAACCGTAACTTGCCCATTTTTGTTCCTGACGAGAGATCGGATTGATAGCTTTTCGTTGTCGTGTAAATACGCAGCGGTGAAAAGCTCTCTATTTACTATAGCTGTTGTGGCTGGAATTACAACTTTTAGCTTGTTGTTGATGGTAGAAGACACTACAACGGTTCTACCGCTTGGCACTTGAATGTTATTGATACTGGGACGGAAAAACTGTAAATCGGAATTGTAGTTTTGCACTGCGGATTCAGCAATACCGGTAGGATTGACAAATTCCAAAGCTTGATGTAATGTTCCCGTTCCCGTCACATAGAAAACTTCTACGTTGGTTATTTCGAAAGAACCCCTGTTCTCTACTGAGAATCCGGTTCCGTAGATATTGATATAGTCGCCAATCCAAACTTCATTCAGGTCGAGCGGAATTGCTCCGGTAGCTTCCATCCGGATAACGTCTTGGCTAGGTTTTGTAACTGCCCAAGTGACAGACATCTTTTAGCTCCCGATCCAAATCGTATTCAACGGTGTACCGTCATTCTTGAGTCCACCAATCAAAAGGACTTTACTGGCACCGTATTCCATGGCAAAGCTTGCGAGGGCTGGAGAACTTGCTCCAGAGGGGAAAGTAGTCGCAAAGGTTTGTCTGGTAACTGGATCTAAGATTAGACTTGAAGAAGAGTCCGACATTGATAGAATGCCTCCATTGTCAATGTTGAGCATTTTACCATTTTTTGCTACATGAGATATTGTCGTACCTGTAGGGAAGACATTTCCATAAGCAACGTAATATTTCAGATTTTGATATGCGCTGTCAACCAAGTCGGTCTTGCCGTTTCCGCACCAAATAATAGAGTCAGAACTTATGGCACTCTGGAGTCGCCACATATTGGCAGCACCGATGCCAACCGGTTGTGTTGTCCAAGAATCTTGAGCTAGATTGTAATGCTCGATCGATGTAACTGGAGTGCTGTTGTTAAATCCACCCATTACGACAAACGCTTCTCCCATCGTTAAGGAAATGTTTCCACGGAAAGGGAGAGTCGCAAAGGTATGGCCAGCTCTGGCTACATTCAGGGCATTTCGCACTTCCCAGATTGAATCAGTCTCGTTGAACTCAAAGACAGTTCTGATTGCGGTTCCGGCACTGGTTTTCCCGCCTACTGAGAAGATTCTGCCGTCTGAGGTTACATGGATACTATTGTCTGAAATATCCTGCGGAAGGATATCGTCGGATTGATATGAAGATGAACCGGTCTTGTTCAGGTCCCTTGAGTTGCCGCTTGAGTCGGTCGTGGTGAGATTCAAAGACCATTTTGCTTCAAGAGCCGTATCTGATTGTATTGTTATATTCTTGAATTGACCACCAAAAGCGCTAAATTCAGCGACGCCATAAAGTGTAGCAATTTCGTCATCAGTCAGTACGCGATTCCAAATACCTACTTCGTCGATCTTTCCACGGAAATAGTCATAGGCGTCTTCTCGGCAGCCAATTCGGGTAGAGGCAGTCGGTACTGAATTCGGAACAGGCCCTGTTCCGGTATTTACCTTCGTTCCGTCGTACCACATTTCCGTATAGCCAGAAGTAGTTCTCGTGGCTACAACATGGGTCCAAGTATTCAAATGAGCGGATGTCCCTGAGCTAACCCCAGTGTCTGCTCTGCCGAACAGAGCGATATGCCCAGATGGCAACATAATCAAATGATAGTTGGTGTCGAGCCAACCGCCACCTAACATATGGGCTACGATTGTATAATAGCTAGCATGGGCGGTAGGACGAATCCAACACGAAACGGTCAAATCTGTCATTATGTCCAGATCGTTGGGAGGTGCGACTACGGTACTGGTAAGGCCAGTGAGTTCTATCGATTCGTCACATACACCAGCGCTAAAGGTACAATTTGTTGCAACCGCGTCGTTGTTTCCTGTATAGTCAGTTGCATCGCCGTCCAACTTCCAGAATGCTTTTAGCCCTGTAAACAGAGTAGACGGATTAGCGTCTTCCTCGAATGGTCTACTACTGGGCCTATGTCCTACAAACAAAGTTTCCGTTGAGGCTGTAATTGATATAGAGTCTGTTAGTGTTGCACAAACAATACCATCGATTTTGATATAGAAATCGCCACTCCGTCTACCAAACTCTATGGTATGAAATTTGACATCATTGACCAATCCACCCGTAGTAGGTCCCACCACTACCGGACTCGTGGGATCGCCAATCACAGCAACAATCTCATTGTTCTGGAGAAAAATACTCCAGCCGTCAACAACACCGGTTTTGTTCAGAATCGATAAGGTGGTTGGATCAGGAGCAGCGTCTCTCTTCATTGTGAACTTAATGGTAAAGTCACTTGTACCCTGAATACCAAGACTTCCCGAAACGCCGTCTGTTACGTAAGCGTGACTGCCGGGTTCATAATCAAGCTCAAGGGCATCTGCCGATAGCTGTGTCCAAGTATTTCCAGCTACGTCATAAATAGCCGTCTTATTCACAGTACCTGTGGTAGTTTGTCCACCCCAAGCCAATACGTTACCGTCTGTCAATTGGGCTAGGCTTACTCGGGACGCAGACCAAGGCAGATTGGCACCAGCACTAGAGGCACCGCTGCTAATAGTGACAACATCCACCGCATTGCTGACCGAGCTAAAAGTTAGATCGTTGGCGTTTTGTCCGCCGACAACCAGAATTTTGGACTCTGAGTCCATTTTGATAGAACTTGGGAAAGCTCTAGCCGCAGAAAGAGTACCGCCAGCAGCCCAAGAAAAAGTTTTTTCTGGAGAAACATATGGAGCAGCAGCGTCTAGATTGATAAATTCTGCCGACAAAACGTTACCATATGACTCTCTGGCACCGCCTACAACGAAGAATTTACAACCACCTTGGTAGATCGACTGATGGACGTATCTACCTACATTTAGAACGTCGGTTGTTTCTGCCCAAGTGTCTTGGTTTGGGTTGTAGGTCCAAACAGATTTAGTTCCACCACTAACTGAGCTGCTGTATCCACCAACCAAAACCATATAGTTGTTGTCAAGTTTATGTACTGGACCAGCGAGGCCATAGTATTCAGAGGGGAAGTCTTCTTTTTGGGTGAATAAATTAGTATTTGGATCGTATTCCCAAACGTCTTTCAAGAACCCGGACTGGTTCTGTCCACCTACAATCAACACACGACCGTCTTCGAAGTTACCAACCGAATGGAACGTTCTACCCGGCATAGAGTTTGCAACAGTGGTCCAGACAAAAGTGGTTGGATTGTAAACGTAATGCGTAGAAGGATAGGAAGAGTCGGTAGTCGACTGTCCGCCAGTCAAAAGGACATTCCCGTTTTTCATTACCGTCGCATTGGCAATACGGCGATTGGCTAGAATTCCGGGGATCGGCGTTCTGGAGATCCAAGTATTGGTATTGTAGTCGTATTCCACAACAGATGTGTAATCCACATTGTCAATAGCTCCGATAAACAAAGCGTTTCCGTTCGGTAGAGATACCGAGGCGCACTCGTTGAACAAGAGATTGACGGTTGGTCTGGTGGTGAATGTTAGTCCAGTGCTAAGCGTACTGGCCTGTGACGGGAAGTTGTTGTTTTCGTTTGTTACAAACAGAATGGAGCCATTTCCCAAAGAAACAGCATGGAGCGGCAACTGGGTGTAAGGAAAATCCGGACCGATAGTTTTGGTCAATCCGTCCGCAGACCAGATGTCTAGTCCAAAATTGGCACTACCATTCCCAAAGTTATAGCCACCAGCCACCACAATGCGACCGTCGCCCAACTTAGCAGCAATAGGAGAAGTCGCTGCACGTGAAGGAACTAGCATGGAAGCTTGAGGAATCACACAAGCCACGCCTAGCGGAATGTTTGACCCGCTAGGGTTCGGGACAATGGTTCCCGTATAGACATCACCAAGCCGAGTTTCAAACCCTAAGGAGTTCTGAGCTTTACCGCCACCAGAGCCTCTGATCTGAACGCTACCTTTTAGTCCTAGGCTTGGAGAGTAGATACGAACTTTTGTAAGTCCTTGATAGTCTGTGAAAGGCACCGCGAAGGCCTTAGAACCATTCAGAAGAAATGTTCTGGTAATAGCACTGGCTACCTCAACTGCTCTGGCCTGAGCAATATTCAGGAAATCGCTTGACTTAAATACGACTTTGTACTTCAAAAAACCGTCAATAGTAATGTTAAGATCGTCACCGTCGGCCAACACAAACGGCTCGTAGAGATCGGTCGTTGCGTGCGCTCGGGTCGATTCAGTCCCATAGAAGACCTCAAGCATTTCCAAAACAGATTGATTTACAACCTTTTTATTGCTAAGCTTGATGGCGTATTGTCTGAAAATCTCGTCTGTTAGGCCTACATTGGCCGGTCTAGCAATTCCGTCGTTTGCTGCCAATCTATCCAAAAACCGACCAGAGGCTGAGGTCTTGTAGAGCTGATCGAAAGCGAGTTTGGCATTGTTAAAATTATGTTCGTCGCCAACGGAGAGGGCAGCAATCAATGCAGTCCAGTTCTCTCCAGCAAGTGCCGGGTTCAGGTGTTTACGAATGATTTTCTCAGAATCTTCAACTCCGCTATTGATAGCAAGCTGGCTGTTTGCTATAACAGTGAAAAACCCGCTCAAAGGCGCAACACAGAGAACCCCGGTTGAAGACTTGATGTTGGCTATTGTCAGCAGCCATTCGCCACCGAACAAGGGGCTTGCCAAGTGCAAATCTATGCTTTGCGTATCGCCGCCAACTGTGGTACAACTGGTAATGTTAGCAAAACCGGGACCGGTAAGTGTGTAATTCGCAACGTTCAAGCCATCATCAGAGGCCGAGGTAGAGATTTGCTTGGGTTCATTAGTAAAACGTACACGAACCGTCCTTCCGCGATTGATAGAAGTAACAGTTTGTATTGATAAACCAATGCCTGTAAAAGTGCTAGAACTTGCCATTTAGTTATCCTTAAGATTAAAGCTATGTCAAATTATAACATTAGCGCCAAAACAATAGCAGCCAGAATGGACGATCATGATTTGTGGCTTGAGTCCAAGGGTACTTTGGGGAAAAGAGCCCAATTTATCGACGAGTCCTTTCCGAACGAACGAATTGTCAGCCGAAGTTTTCGTAAGGTTTTGTTCGCTAATGTAGACTTTGGCATGGCATGTTTCGAGAATTGCGATTTTCGCGGTAGCGACCTTACCAGTTCTTGTGATATATCAACAGCGCAATTTATAGATTGCGAAAACGCCCCTAACGATTCTAGAGATTTAAGTAATTTCTGGCGAGAAGGAATTGATACTAAGGATGTTCTAAGGGAGCTTGGGGTCTAGCACAGTATGTCAAACTATAACATTCCCTACATGTTGCGTAACCACGTATTGTGGCTAACAGACAGCACCAAAGGCCAAAGGCTCATTGTTGAAGGCTCTATGCTGGCCGATCAGGTATTTCAAAACCAAAACTTTAAGTTAGCGGTCTTTCGACCAAACGCTGTGTTAAAGAACACCGTTTTCCATGGTTGTCATTTTGCGAGCGTCACTTGGCAATCAACCGCTTTCGTCGATGCATATTTTAAAGAATGCTCCATACGAGTATTAGGTAATATGGGCTGGAGACTGGACACAGATGCCCCTGACGTTCCATCACTAACTCCTCCTATCTGGCGTTCAGGATTGACGTTGAATATGGATGACTATCAAGAGCTTCTGGAGAAAAAATGGGCGTAAGATCTAAGCTTGACGATAACTATCGCTGGCTAAGTTCTAGCGGGAAGTACGGACAGCAAGCACTTCTTCGGACTTCGGATGCGATTGTTGGGTTGGCCTCGTCTGGAAAGCAGGTTTTAAATAACATTACCAGCAAGATCGTGAATATTAGTCGCAGTCAGCGTGTATTCTATTGCTGGCGTTTGGAACTGAAGCAAATCCAATCTGTAACGGTTGTCTTGGACTTTTGAGGCAGATCTTATGGCCAAAGACGGCGAGATGCTGTAGTTAGCTATGTTCAAGGCTTCTGATTCAACCACAGGTTCGCTGAAAATAACCTCAATGGTCTTAGCATCTCTGTTAACAATACCAGTTACGATCGGAGTGACGCCCGAGCTTGGGAAATTGAAGCTGAAAGGTGCTTGCAGGGTTTGGGCACCATCTGAAAACTTAACAATACCGTTAGGTACGGTTAACGTTCTTGTTTGCCCAAGAATATCTTCTGGCGTAGTTATTGTTACTACATTGCCAACCAGACTAACATTAAGAACGGCAGGAGGAGAGACTCCACCGCTAATGACCCAATTGCTAAACACGATAGAGGCGCCAGTTAATGTTATTGCGTGACTAAACACAACAACAACATTGCCCGGACTGGCAGTCACAGAAGTGACAACCAGATCTGAGCCGGAATCGTCAGTTAGTGGAAATAAGCCTTGAAAAATTATCATTATGCCTTCTCAAGCTTCCAGTAGCACTTTGTTACGCCAGTAGCAGGTGCATTCCCTGTTAAAGTGATGGTGCTGGCCGTTACGTTAGCCGATACGGAAGTAAGTGTACCGTCGGCGGTTTGTAGTGTAGCCAAACAGTAGTCACCAACTGCTGCAAAGGCGTTGGTGACTACTACGGTCGTTCCAGCGATCGCAAATGCGACTTGACCTGAATAGCTATTTTGGGTTACATTCCCCGGAGTTCCAGAACTATCAATAGCCCCACCTTCGATCCTCGGCATACGTGCCCAAGTTGATGCGACATACGTAATGGCCTGACCAGATCCAGCAGGAACAGAAGAATCAACCGTAATGGTAGTTGAGTTAGGACCGTCACGGTCGGTAACCAAGCGAGTATAGGTCCCTGCGATTTGAATACGATCGCCAACCTGAATGCCGTGAGTAATGTGATTTGGACCGGAAAGCGTCACGGTGGTTGTACCATTAGTGGTTGCCGTTAGTCCACCAACATATGTAGAATCGGTGCCGGAAGAGGTACAGACCCAACCAAGAGGATCACCACGACCAGCCTGTCTATTGAAAGCAATATCTCCGGACTGAGCAGTTACTGGACCACCAAACCCTAAGCCTTGCAGAGCCGGTTTTGTTTGTCCAGCCGTTGGATTGCAGTTTGATATACGTTTGCCTTCGTTTAGTAAGCCGTACCCGATACCTGTCCATAGCTGGGTAGGATTGACATATCTAGAAGCCTCAAAACCATATTTATAATGCGCTCGATCGTCAGCAGCGAAGCCCCAACCCGTGAATCCGGCTGCACCGGCCCAATTCCATGTATACATGTGACTGGTGGCACCAGCGCTATATGTGGTTCCGAAATCTACAAACCGAATGGCATTGTCATAGCCAGAAATACTCATGAAAGACCCTTCACCGAATGTAGTGAACCTATCGGTTCCGTACTGGTACTGGAATTCCATAGGACCCGCTCGTCTTCCGATTACTCCAGAAGGTCTAGTGGCAAACCCTGCGCCGGTGCAGCCACCAATAACTGTGCTGTTGGGGTGAATTTCTGATGGATTAACATTGTTTTCAGCGTAGCACTGGATAAAAGAGCTTGACGCTGCGGCATTCATAGCGTAGTAAGGAATACCACCGCCTGAGTCTGCTTGGCAGGCAATGTATGCATTCCCAAGAAACGAGTTTTCAGAGAAACAGTGGTTCGTGGCGTAGCCGGTATCAACACCGAGTGCCATTCCGGCATTGGCGTCACCGCCACGAGTATAGATGCAATTAATACCACCAGTGATTCGACAGTTCCAAATTTGCCAGCCGTTCGCATTCGTACCGGCAATATAACCCCAAGTAACACCTCCATCGGCAATGCTGAAGTTAACTCCAGACGGACCACCTGAAGCGGCTGAAGTACCCGCACCTTTGCAGTAATACCAACCACTATAACTATCCCAAGTCACACCGCCATCTACGATTCCCGTACCAAGACCAGACGGACCACCTGAAGCAGCGGAAGTGCCGGGGGCGACACATAAATAATACTGCCCAGCGTTTGATACACGATCGCCAGCAGCGTAGCTTGTAGAAGGAGCCCAGACGGTAGCGTTATGTACAGAGTCGCCTACGCGATAGGTAGTAGATGGTGTCCATGCAGGTAAGGCACCGGAGGTCGTGTCGATATTGACAACGTTACCGTTTTCGAAGCCAGTAATATGCATGTTTTCTAGCTTGGCACGGGCATACATAATCACGCCATGGGCCGTAGTCGCGTTTGAACCCATGGACTCTACGCCGAAATCTCTCAAGATCGACCAGCCAGCGCTTACCCAGTTACCAGCCGGCAAGCTACCACCGTCAGGATTCGTATTGTAAGCGTGAATAATTAGGCCGTGGACACCGGCAGGGAATTTCAGTACACTTGAAGAATACCAGCCCCAACCGCTAGCTCCGCATAGAACTACGCAGCGAGTAATGTTAAGAGATCTGGAAAAACGATACTTGCCCGGAGGAATGTAAATCGTTCTACCATAGGTCGTGTCTTTCGGAATCGAAGCAAATGCAGCTTCAAAAGCCGCAGCGTTGTCCGTAGCGTCGTCACCGACGGCTCCGAACGAGCAAACATTGATAACACCGGGAGTTTTCTCGCTGATGACTTGATAGTGCGCGCCGTCAATCGACGTTTCTAGGAAATTCCCACGCTGTCTGAATCTAGACTTACCGGCAGCGGAAACTGCCGTTCCTGTCATAGTGTCAACAAGACCGTGATAGTTACCTTCAAGTAATTGGCCACGAAGATCGTAAGCCGCCTGAATGGTAGTGTTCCACTCGGTAGCAGTTACTTTATTGTTAGCGGGAACTGGACTAACAATCAGGTCTGACTTGCCGTTTGGTAGTGTGGTGAGGTCGGTAACGAAATTAGGCATTTGATTTTATCCCACAAGAGAGACAAGAACGTCTGAATCAACGTCCAAGACAAGAGGTTTTTCGAAAGGTTGAACTGAAATTAGATCTGAGCCCGAACCGTAAAGAGGGCTGAGTACGGTTACGGCAGTTACTCCGTTTACGCTTTGGGCGGCTTGAACCAAAGAGCTGATGGCAATTGGAGCACCGATGGCCGTATTATTGATAACAGCAGCCACCTCAGACTTGACTCTATCAATAACGCTTTGAGTATTGATAGAAGCTCTGATTGCCAATGAGACTTGAATTTTCTTGATCAGCGGTCCTGTGATATTGATATTCACACCAGCAGCAGCGAGACCGGGGTAAGTAGAAGGATCTGATTCTTTGCCATAGACAATGGCGTTGCATTCTGCTATAAGACCAGTGTTATGCGTGTAAGCGTCTGAGCCGAAAGCAGGTGTGGTGCTGAAGTTTAGTTTGTCCAAAGACTGGAGGATGGTTCCGGCAAACGGACCAATTTTGCTATAACCTTCACTGGTCGTGAATTTGACCGTAGACATCGTAGCGGAATTTGGGAAAATAGTTCGGATTTGCTTGAACAGTTTGGAAGGGGCTCTCTCAATCACATGGACCAGTCCGGCTTCGCTATTGAGCGTAACAGGAACGACTAACGCAACTGGAGCAACAGTACCTGTGGCCAACTTGAATCTGAATCGGTCGGTCAGATCGATTGATTCAACTACCCATTGGCCTACATTGCCAACTCCTAGAATTGAGCTATTTATTGATAGTACATCGCCCGGAACAACACTGTCATATGTGACGAAGTGAATCGTTGCAGTAGCAATTTCTTCGGTAGCGTTGGGACTTTCGATCCAGAAAACTTTGCCATCCGCTGAAACCCGAACGATTCGAACTCCAGACAGAAATTCATTACTCGTAGAGCCGGAAGTAATGTTAATGATAGCGAAGTCCCCTTCTTTTACCCCAACGGCGGGTGTTCCTGAAGTGGCACGCATCTGAACAAAGTTACCGTTCTTGATAACTTCCCAGTCCCCAGTAACAGAAGCCGCAGCGGTATTGGCCCAGTCCCAAGCTCTTGTTACGGAAAGAACAACGTTTCCAGAAGTATCAATAGAGTTGAATGTAGTCGTTGCAGACAATCTGGTTTTTGGTACAGCCGTTGAGTTCTGTAGAACGACCCATTGATTGGCCGAAAGACCTTGGGTGTCTGATGTATCAAAAGACACAATGCAGCGGGCGTTGGAGTTTGTCGCTACGGCGCTGGTTTTGGCTGTAGCAAAGTAGCTATTGCCAGAACCACCATTTACTGCTACAGAGCCAGAAGACCCGATCTTCAGTGAAGAGATTTGAGGTCTTTGGCCGTTGTCTGTGAGTTCCGCCATTGCTACAGAACGAAGCCCAGAAGTTGCCGTAGAATTCAGGAAATCGACTATATTTTTGGCCGTAGTGGGCACCAAGCGAACGTCTTCGGTAGACCAATTAGAGTCAGTACCTAGACCAGCCGTGATGCTCTTTTTAAAATCAAAGGTGTAGTTATTTGCAACAAGCAAAGGGTTCGTTTGGGACTTGATCCAATTCAAACCATCGCTGAGCGTATACCAAGGAGTTAGCGCACCTTCTCCATTAGGAGCTGGCTCGTAAGTTGCATAGTCAATAACGCTTAGGCCAGCACCAAGGTTTGTTGCCGTTACTGATGCATTCATTGCATTGACCGCGCTAGCAATAGCCAAGCCAGTAGCAGTAGCCGCATTGATCGGAAAAAAGCTGTAAGAGAACCCAGCACTGCCAATCGGTGTCCAGTTGATGGTAGTATTCACAGCGGCAGCAAAGTCTGAAGTAATGTTAAAGCTTCTATTGTTGCCAGCAATGGCTGAGATTCTGGAACCACCACCGGTCCCTGTGTTCAGATTGTGCTGGCCGAAAATGTCTCCGACAATCACGGTAGAACCATTCAGCGTGACTTCGCCAACACTATCAAACGATACCGAACCTGCATTAGGGCTTGCGCCTACGATGGGGCCTGAGTCGACGTAATCAAAGGTGGTGGCCGGGGCCGGCGGTCTGGCCGTAATCAACTTCAAGCCAGACGGGAAAGCGCCGTCGGTCGATACAAGATAGATTCGATTACCAATATTGAGGCCGTGATCGGTAATGCCAGCGGGGAGAGCTACGGTTGCGGTTGCAACGTTAATGACTGTTCGTTGGATCTGGGTTAGATCTAGACTGAGGGTTACGGTATAGGTATAAAGACCTGCGACAGGTGCGGCAAGAGTATTGAAACCCACATTCGATGAAGGTCTCATTGTGTGGCCGGTACGCGCTGCACCTGACGGAAGATTGATAACAATATTTACATTATCGGAACTGGTTGTTTCGGTGGTAAGAGCTACGGCCTTTGAAGGTTGTGATGGGTAGCGATACTGTAGTCGCGCAAGCTCACCTTCTGGTCCAAATCTTGCATACTTATATAGAATAGTTCTATCGGTATTGAGTCCGCCCACAACATGGGTACGGACACGGGCTTTCATGTAAGCTGCGAAATCAGTGAAATCAAAATCAAGACCGAAAGCGCTAGCCAAAGAAGCATTGCCGTTGTCGGCATCTGTGAAGTCGTTGGTAAGTCCATAGACGTTGGTGGTTGCCTTGACTTTGCGCCACAGATTCAGGTTGTACCTATGGGTGATTTGCTCCGAGTCAATGATAAGACCGAAAGTATCAGTAGGATTAAGAGCAAACGGGCGGGCATGATAGACCGCATCGTCCGTGAGCCAGCTATTGAGAACTGGCGTCCGCAATGATATAGTGTTAGTAGCAATATCTTCGATCGCGCTAACGTGTGTTCTATTGGAGTCACGACCGATTCCGTCGCTCACTGGCTTGTCGGCAACAATGAGTTGTCCCTCATTGATAGTACCAAGGGTTGCTGAATCAAAATTGTCTGGGCCGGTAGTTGAACTGGCCTTAAGAGTGTTCTCAAAGCTTGGAGTACCAGCCTGAGGATTACCCACAACGCTGGCAAGATGAGAATCGACATTGACAACAGCGCTAGCAATTGGTAGTAATAGCTGCTTACCTGCGGCATCTGCCGATAAAAGAGCTATACTGCCACTAACGAACGAGTTGGTCTGAACCCGGATTTTAGTAGTCCTATAAACAGAAGCTTTTGCACCCAGAATTGAGTTATTGATAGCAGCAACAAGAGTCAATGCAGTATAGTTAGTGCCAGAAGGTATTGTTACTTTTTGGATCTGATCGGTCGTTCTGGCAACAGTAAATCCGCCAGCAGACAGCGTAAACGAACCAGTACCCGCAAACGCAGATTCTCTTTCCCACTCAATCCAAGTTGAGGATTTTCTAACAATCTTGAAAGCACCTGCATTCGCACTAAGCGCTGGGTCGTCTATGATGATCCAGTCCAATACATTTACACTATCAAAAACACTCGTGGAAGCGGTTGCACGAACTCTCTTACCATAAGCGGTCACAGAGCTGGTAATGACAAGAGCCGATCCCGTCAATAGTCCGGTTGGTATTATTCTGGCATTGCCGTCAACGCTAAACCACAAATTAGCATTTGAGCCTAGATTGATAGTGCCA